CCGCCACTGACTACTACTATAGTTTTCATACGGATATTTATACGCCGTTAATGACCACTCTGCTAGATTGATTATTTTATAGCCATACTCATCAAGCTGTGATCAATCCAAGGTATCACAAGATCCTGTTGACGTAGGTAATTATGAGAAAATACGCTTTTCATAGCCGAGTTGGGTAATAGCCCAAGGTCAGATAATGCATGCCAGGTGGTAATAGTTGGGTCTTGCGGAGCATGAGTACTTTTATAAACCACAGCATGAATCCACGTATCCGTTGGTGCTTGTCGGAAAAATCCCGAATTGCAGTCCCAGCCTGCAGTGGCCAGCTGGTAGATTAAACTGACCATGGTGTGGTGATAATAACATCCTGAGGGCAAATGGTAATCCAGTTGATTACGATGTACCCGTTGTGTCACTGGCACAGCCAGATACAGCATGGCTCCTGGGCTAGCCAACTGCCACCAATAGCTCAATGTCTTTACAGGTGCGTGTGCGTACTGAAAACTATCATGGCACCACAACACGTCAAACCCCCCAGAGGTTGCTGGTATTGTATCTTCAAAATTACCAGATTGATAAAAAACCGTGTTGTACTTTTTGGTTAGAGATAGGTCGGGTGCTAGATCTACACCAGTACACTGTATGTTTAAAGGCTGAGGAACTTCATCTCTAGTGGTTCTTGTAGCCCACCACTCAAGGTCATCGCCTGTTCCGCATCCAAGATCCAGCACAGTTTTAATACTGGCCATAAAATCATCATACTCGTATAATCGATTTAGAGTTTCAAGACTGTGACGGTGGCTATCTCCGGGATGAGTAAACATTATACCTGTATGTCTTCCATGCCGGCGGCTCTGAGCCTAACTATGTGTCCTAGCATAAAATTCTTTGATTCCATGGCTTTTAGTATGCCCAAATATCTGTTGCGTAACAGGGCCACTTCATTTATAATGGTTTCAAAATCAATAACTTCATCCTCGCCATCCACATACTTTTCTGCATCTCTGCTGGTCAACGCTCTAGCGTAACCTTCAAGATACTTTTGGAAATGTTTTCTACGAATTTTTCGTAACTGTATGTTGAGATGATTCAATACTGCTTCAATTTCTTGTAGCTGATTAAAGCGATGTTCGGTAATACCAGGCAAGGCTGTGATATTTTTTTCAACAAGGCCGCCAATACGCACATCACGCTTGGCGTCCTCCAACTCATTTTCGTAATAAGCTATAAAATCAGGAATGTTGGCTAAGCTGGCAACAACCTTGCTATACCACATTAGTAATCCTCATCTTCCTCAGACTCATGGTCGTATTCTTCGTCCTCGTCGGCTTCTTCATGATCTTTAAGGTAACTTGCTAAGGCAGATTTAACGCCTGAATCACTTTTAAAAACACTTTTAATATCAGCGGCGTCAACATCGTTATCAATAAGAACTGATACTAAAGTTTCAGCGGCTTCATCACGATCTTGTGGATTAACATATCGCTTGAGTTCGTTCCAGATTTCTTTGCTTAATTCTACACTCATTCTTATTCCTCCGTGGCTGTGTCTTCAGTACTTACCGTTTCGCGTTGATTTGCAAAATCTAGCATAACTTTGTCTAAACAACCTTCTTCGTTGGATTCCCAAGCCTTGCGGAACTGTTTGATAATCTCGCCATCGCTGGTAACAAACATCAAACGGTTACCGTCTTTCTTAAGAATACCTTTTTTCTCTGCCAGGTCAGTTAGGCCACTGTATGGGTTCATACCTGTTTCATAAGGAATCTTAACCTGCATGCCTTCAAACGGTTTGGCATAACGAGTTTTCATTACTTTACAACCAGCACGAATACCCATGACTTCACTAATCTTGTTGCCATCTTCATCTTCTTTGAGTTTCATTTTTTTCATAGCAACAACAATGCTTGACGCATAGATAAAGCCCTGCCCGCCCGAGATCTTGTCATCTGGATCAAACATGTCTTGACTTGCATAGGTATGATTGGTACAGACCATTCCAACATTGTAACCACCAAACATGTTAACCGAATTACGAACCAGTGCTGTAAGTGCTTTGGGTTTACGACCCATATCGCCCTTCATATCACCCGCTTCAAATTGATTTACATCAGTTGGGGTGAGTAGCATACCTAGAGAGTCGATAACCCACAGCACCTTCATACGCTCGCCATCTGGCAATGCTTTGTAGTCAATCATGAATGTTGAAATAGCCTTGGCCACATCGTCGATCATACTCATGTTTAGTTTAAGTAACTTGTCTGCGCCGGTGTCTACGCCAAGTGCGTGTAGCCATGTTTCATCAAGTGCGTTTTCTGTATCAACCAGGATAACAAAAATGCCCTGATCTTGTGCGTTCTTAACAATGTTGCCAGAACAAATATAACTTTTACCTGCACCCGACTCGCCAGCAAACACTGTGATCTTGCCTAGTGGAATACCTTTGTTAAAGTCTCCACTGATAAGATAATTCAAGGCAAAGTTGCCCGTCGAGATCCAATCGGTTGGATCGTTAAATCCAATACTCAGACCTTCAATGCTCTTGGTAATGTCCTTGCGGAACTTGCTTATATCAAATGGTTTTGCCATGATTACTTTCCTTTATTAAATTAAATATTTTTTCTGCATATTGCTGGTGTTGCTGTGGCCCAGGATGTGAATTGTCTGTTCCTAGATCTTTAAAAACTATAGTATTACCATTTACTACTAGGTCCTGTGTTAAATCAATAAAATTTTTAAAATCTTTTAACATTACTCCTACCCAAGCTATGTCAAGAATATTAGCAAGGTACAATGGTGCTTTTACTTTTTGACAAAAATTTATAACTTGTAAAATATTTCGCAAGGCCATTAGTACCTGAGTTTCGCTTTCAAAATAGTCTACAGTCCAATATTGATGTTCTTTTTTTGTAGTTAAATATTCAACGATAGTTGTCGGATTAAAATTCCAATCTTCGGCTACTTCAACTCTTGAAACATTAGTTAATCCCCAAACAACAATATCTCCTTCTCTGATGTCAGACCTTAGTATTTGATCTGCTGACCAAACTATCGAAGTACCACCTTTGGACAATGTTATCTCGGGTAAATTTAAATAATTGGATACTAGTGTCCCCCATCTCTCATTGAGAGTGATGGCTGCTCCGGCGGTAACCGAACACCCGGCGGTCCATAAAACTGGAGTATTAGTTGTCCTGACCTTTTTTAAATGATTAAATTTTTTATTCCAGGTAAAGTTTTTAACTTTTTCTTTATGCCTTAACAATTCATTAAATAATCGGCCATATGAAAAACAATTATTATTTGTAATGTCAATGTTTTCATCTACATTAACTAATATTATTTCTGTCGCATTATTACATGCCACACTAATATTTTCACAATATAAATCTTCTACCGAAGTATGACAATCTATAGAATCGGCTCTGCTGATAATTTTATCTATATTATGTCTATTGCCTAACACAGAAGTGTCTCTATTCCAGTCATAGTCAACAGTTGAAATATATAATTTATTAATCATTTTAGTTTGTATAATTCTGTAAAAATCTTACTGCTATCTACCCCACGACGTTGATCCATTATTGCTAACTTTTCAAACGACGTTGTTAAATTCTTTTCAAACGGTTGTTCTACATAGTGTAGCATATTTCGATAACTATCCTCAAGCAAATATCCAGGTTTCTCGTTAATATTAGATTCCAATTTAGTCTTTAATAAGTTTAACACATTTTCTGGTAAATGTCTAATATTTAGGTAGTCTGGATTTAATAATGCCCCAATTACAAAACTGTTGTTATGAAATCTTAATCCTTTAAGATAATCTACACACCCAAATACCGTATCATAATTTAGTAAAAACCACAACATATTAAAACTTATCTTGTGGTCCAATTTTCTGATTGTGTTTAAATTATCTAAAAAATCAGCCCATTGACTGCCAAATCGAATGTATTCAAATTCTTCTTCTACAGTTTCTACGCTTACTGTCCAATGAACATTTTTAAAACCACAAACAGCATCAAATACTCCGGTATCAACTTTGCTAAGGTTAGTGTTTATCCTAAGATTAACATCAGGGTTTAATTTTTTAAGTAGTTCTAAATTTTCCTTCATCAACAATGGTTCGCCACCAGCTAGATATACATGTTTAAGATTCTTAGCGTTCTTGTAAATATATTCTTGAAAGTCGGCTAATTGTTTTTCAGATGGAGTGGAGATTTTAACATTTAATTCGTCGGCCCACTTACTGCTAAAATCAGCACTACAATACACGCAGGCAAAATTACACAGATTGGTCCAGCGAACATCAATGGTTTGTAAATCAAAATTGTTAACTTGATAGGTGTCGAGTGGCGTTTTTTTAAATTCTCGTATGTAAAAAATTCTATCACTTATAATATCAAATCCTTTTTTACCGTGCTCTAACTCATAGCAAGTATGGCACCCAGCAGCTGGACTATTGTCTGTGATATTTGTTTGTTTGGTTACATTTTTAGATCCAAGCAGTATTTCTTCAATAGGGGTATCTTTAATATTTCCAAGAAGCCCAGTAGATTCGTCACTACGAATACAATTTTTAACTTTACCATCAGCGTTATACATCAGTCCTGTCCACGGCATAGGACAGAAATGTTTATTGGTTAGTACGTCTTTGGGTGTCATTTATTCAGCGGCCCTAGTGATATGTCTGGTACCGTCAGGCTATTGGATTCGGCCATTCTAAAAATATCCACCAATGTTCTGGCCCACTGATCCACATCCGCAGCCGGCGGTACTGTTTTGTCTACGCTGGTTGCTATGTTACCTGGGCGAACTATAGTAATTTTTACGCCAAGTCTACGATTGCGTATTTGTTTGACTGCCTCTTCTAACGCAACTTTTTGTATTCTATATTGATCCATGTCTAGCCCAGGAATTGGTGATGTAGGATCTTGTGTCATCATTGTGCTGATTACAATAATATGTTTTCGAGTCCCTTGCCATCGTTGAGCCATTTCGAACAGCAATTCCGTTTGGGCATACCCAGCCTGAGCATTGTTGATAAACACATCACATGATTCAATTTGATCAGCTATTTTTGGTATGTTGCGAATGTTGTTGCCATCGCGTTTGCTTAGGCCAACAATTTCATTGCCATAGTAGGCTTTGGCAAGGGCTTGCCCTATGCCGGCTGTGTGTCCTGTGATAGCTATCTTCATATTATATTCAATTCTGGAAAAGTCTTTTCAAAAGATTGATCACGTTGCTGATCTAACTGTCGAGTAATTTGAGTAAACTCTTCTTTCCAGTTATCATGCGCTGTGCTTGATACTATATTATCAAATATTGTAGGTGGCAAACTATTTTTAACATCAACCGGCAATGATTTAATTGAGTAAACCCAAGGATGTGTTAAGATATTAAAATTTATATGGCCAATACCCTGCTTATGTGCCCAGTCAATAAACGCTTCAACTCGTTGCCAAGTGAACACACTAATAGTGAAATTTATGGTAATTTTAATATTGTATGTCAATTGCAATTCTACAAATTTCTGTATGTTGTCTTGCACCACAGACCATTTTAAGGGCCAACGATTGTATTCAAATCTGGACTCTATATCGTCTAGACTAAGTGTAATCTCAACTTGTCTAAATTGTTCTAGCAAAGAGATCAATCGAGTGGGCCAGAGGCTGCCGTTTGTGTTGTAACGTATTTTAACCAAGTGCTGGCGATCAAGTGATATAATTTTTTGTAGTAATGCAGTTTGTTCCGGTATAGCATTAGCCCAGGGTTCGCCACCGCCAAAGTCTAACTGTAGTACATGATTGGCCGTATCCATTGCTTCGGTCCATACGGTAGTCTCAGTACGATGACTTTCCCATGTTGGTACTATTTTTTGCCACATGGTGCTACTGTCAGGTCCGCATATTCTACAAGCAGCATTACATACATCGCCGATGGCAGCATCAATTTTTATATAATTTGGATCTAGTCGAGAATAAATTTGATCTAGTGTATTATCAGATTGTCGCTTGCTAACAAGTCCTACTGATTCTTTATCCCAACAGCGTTGACAGAAGCTACTGTTGACTCCGGTACTGTTGTCTTTGAGTAAGTCTTGATATTCTTGTGTTTGTTTCATTTGTGTAACTGACTCTGACTTTGGAAATTTTGTCATGTTGTTGCAGGGAGTAACATACCCAGTAGCAGTCCAACTAAGATTACGGAGAGGATTTATACACAATGTCATTGATACGAGATTACTTCATTCCGGATAATATTTAAATATTCTTCATTGATTGTTAACTGCCGCTGGTTGGCCCACGCACTAATAGAACCATCTAATAACGATTCAAATGGTAATATGTCATCTGAATCTAATACATTCGTTTTAGCCCAAGATTGATAGTCGGATTCAATCAAGTCATTTAATTGCACTTCAGATAATCTTTCTTTAAGTTGCGTTAACATTGGGTTTCCTATATCGTAGTTGTTTTGTTTCCAATGTATTTCTTTAATACGTTTATACAACCAACCACGATCAGCAAGTTGAACACTGATTACTGTAACTGGCTCAATAGTGTTATAGTCAAATCCAAACTGTCTATGACAACTAACTACTGAATGGTTAATACGTTTCCACCACGTTAGTTTATCATCATGCGACAAAGAATAAAACTCCGTCAACTTTAAAAAGTTAACAGGAGTTTGTGTTACATTATTATTGCGTTTTAGTTCAATGCCGGCAAACATTGAAATCAGGGTGTCTCCAAAACTACATGGATAGTAATTTACTAACAACACCCTGAATCTCTTTACTGTTTCTGACGAGCACGGATCATCGCAAGGATGTCTTGAGCTTTGTCTGTGGAAGGTTTAGCTTCTACAGGAGCCGTTGCTACTGCTGGCTCTTCATCATCAAAGTCATTTGATGCCACTGGTGCCGGTTTGGCTACTTCATGAACATCACCATGGCCGTCAACAACCGCTGTTGCTGGCGCTGGAGCACCGCCGCCTGCTGGTGCTGACACACCTGCTGGACGGAAGTACTGACCCCAACGTTCTGTGTCATAGCTCTGACCATCAACTGAAGCTTCAAACATTTCTTTAATAACCCGAACTTCTGCTTCGGAGGGTTTCTTAGGCAAGAATGTTGAAAGATCAAACAGGCCGTGTTCAGCGATGGCCGCTTGTTCAGCTTCTGTAAGTGCTGTTTCTTTACGTGACCATTTAGATCCTGAGTAGTCAGCAAAGCCACCTTTGCTTGCTTTACTAATACGGAAGTCCAAGCCGCGCATCAAGTCTGTTGGCAATTCTTCCAATTCTGGATCCATCAAGGCTGACTTAATAGTAGTAAAGATTTGTGGACCAATAATGAATCTACGGATTGGGTTTGCTGGAGCCTTGTCGTCGCTCAAAGGATTTTCACGAACAAAGCCTTGGAAAATGTAACTGCGTTTTTTCCAATACTTACGACCCATGTCTTCTAGGCTCTTGTCTTTGAACCAAGTGCGAACTTCTGTAAGCACCGGACAAGTTTCTTGCCACATCTCCATACAAGGAATCTGGACAAATACTTGTTTAGATTCCATCTCACCTTTGACGCCATTAAATGGTAGTCGGATCATAGCCCGTTCTTGCCAAAAGAATGTGTTCTTTGAGTTACCGTCTGGGAGGAATCTGAGTGTTGCGGCTTGACCTTCTTCCATATTCCAGTGTGGATAAATTGAGTTGTCACCACCTGTGGAGTTGCCGCCTTGTTGTTTACCTTCTGATTGTGCCAATCGGGCACGGATTTCTTGTAAGCTAGCCATTTTGTGTTGCCTTTCTAAGTTGATTAAAATGTTGATTTAAGATGTCTTAAATGTTGCCTTACAACTGATTATACACTCTGTTGTCAGTGTTTACTACTAAACTGGTTAAATTGCTTTTACAATATTTTTGGTGTTGTGCTAATCCGCTCGCACCATATTCATTATTACAATATTGACAAAATGCTTTTGGATGGTGGTATCCTGCTTGTTTTGAGTAATGATTGTTGCCTGTAACTTTATTTGCTACCTCTGGGCGTTTCATATGATGTTTATCACCACTTGTCTTTGCTACTTTTTTAGCAATAACATCTGGATTTGTCATTGGATTATTTGCAATCCAGTTTTGTCTTTTTTGTTCTACAAACTCGTCTGACTTTTTAATACCATAACAATGATGGGCTTTGCCTTTTTTGCCAAAATGCGGATGACTTTCACCGTATTGTGGAGCAATCGATTTATTATCAGTTCTGTTTAGCCACTGACCATTACCGACCACTTTCATCCGTTTTAATACACGGTGTTCCCACTCTTGTGCTAACACAGCATTTGCAAATACTTTTCTTACTTGTACAACCGTAGGCTCGCCGTGTTCTTTAATAAACTCTTTAACATGGTGTGATGAAGTTTTGTATGGATTACAGAGATCGCTCGGATTGCAATCTTGGGCGTATCTAACGCCATAGTAGCTAATGTTTAGCTGGGGCCATCTAATTAGGTATGTATATGGTTGCATTTAATTTGTTGCCTATCTTGGTTGCCTGTTTACTTCTAGTTGCCTGTGTAGAGTATGCATTATTACATACTCTACTACTTATTACAAGTACTATTTATGACGCGGTTGTTCGGATTGTAGAATTACTTGCTCAAACCCGAAAGTTCTTTAAGCCTATCTAGGAAGCTCAAGTTTTTATCTACTGCTTTGAGTTTGCCCGAATGTCCGTATTGACCTGCAAGTGGGCTAGTATCATCGGATCCCCAGCACTCTTCTACACCATGCACTGGGCAACTCTCACCGGCTTCGGTCATGTTGCAAGTGGCATCATCGAACAAGGAAGCATCATCTCCTTCCATGGTTGATTGTTGGCTCAATAATGATTTTAATGTAGGCAACAACTGTTGATAATATTCTGCTCCGTTCGTCCATTTGCCTTTAATCATTGCATTGGCTTTGTCTTCAATACCGGGTGGTAATTTACCACCATAACCGTAGGCATTTCTATATCCTTGTAGGTCACCTGCCATTACAGCCTGTAAAAGACGCTGATCCCATTGTGAACCTCCGCCGCCGCCAAGATCCACAACAGTCGCACCCATTCCTGGTGATGCCGACTCACCTTGGATTAATGGATTTTCCATGCCGCCATCTACACTGTGTGGCTCGCGGACTTCTTCGGCATAGTCACCGTGCATGACGCTTTCACGCTCTAGGTGTGGATCATCTTCTGGACCAACACCAGGACTAAACATTCCATAACCGGGCAAGCCTAGATCTGCACCAAAACGATCGGCTACCCATTCGTACGGATCTCCGTCACTAGCTTTTTGTGTACCGTATGGCATGTCATCGCGGTAGTAATCAAATAATGCATCATGCAGGTGCTGGCTCATTTCGCCTGTTTTTTCAAAATCTTTAATATCACGTTTAAATGTATCTTTGATATGTTGTAGTGTTGACCCTGTATCGTCGGTTAGGACATTTTCTTTTAGTTCTGTTTCTGTAAGTAGACCAGCGGCACGACGGATTGATCGAAGTGAATCTTCTGACACTAACTCATCTTGTTGATCGACAGAAACTCTACGAATAAACTGATCGCTAGCATCTCCGCCCAATGAGTCACAGTCTTCTAAATCACCTTCTTGGACTGGTTCTAAATCTGCTGGGTTAGTTGGTTCAGCTGGATTCATTTCAGCTGTAGAATCAATATTCAACTGCTCAATGACTTTGCGCACATCTGGATTATCACTTAGTTCTTGCATGCGATCAAAAATAACTTGACGAGCATCTGCATTGGCATCACGCTCAGCTAGTGCTTCCAACTGGTCGAATAATTCGTCGTCGCCTAGGAGATCATACAATTGTTCTGTGACATTGGTAGCGTCAGCGCCCACTGGCAAGTCTGTGCTCATGAGTTCAAGCAATTCTGCTTGTTTCTCTGGAGTGTCTGGTGTTTGCCAGGTGCCTTCTACTAGGCGCTCGGCCCAGGCTTCAAATATGTTGGCTTCTTTCATTGCTGTTCCTTGTTGTTGTATTTTTGCCAGCAGGGGAAGTGCTGACTCAATTCTTGTGTCAATGCTCTGCTTGACAAAAAGATTTTTTAAACTTTCAATCACCACATCCTGCTCACTAATATCTGCAGGTTGCCATGATTCAAAATATTTTGTATATCCAGTACGAGTTCCAAGGCCTTTGAGACTGCGTTGTAGATTTGATTGATATTCTTGTACCTGTTCAACTAACTGTGCTGTGTCGCCTTCAAAAATTTGCCCTGTGTTGGCTCTACGGAAACGGCTTAGTACTGATAATTCTGTGACCATTTCTGCAATGTGATTGCCACGTGGATCATACGGACGACCACCTTGGCGCACATGCTCTAACATGGCACGGCCAGCAGTCAAACTGGTAAACGGTAACTTGTAACGCTCACTGTCGGCAGTTTCAATAAACAAACTTTCAATGTGGCGGAAACGTGCATCACCTTCGCCTATGGTTTTCTTGTGGCGGATCATGAGTCTAGCTTCTGTGGCGGCACCATTCCAGCTAGTGGTACGGTTGCCGGTCCATGATTCAAATAGGCCTTCTTTGATAGCGGCCTGGCCTTGCATACTATAACGCAGGCGATTCAAGTTCTTGATGCCAAAGCTCATAAAATTACGAGTGGCAAAATTCTTTAATTGTTCAAGGAAAGCAAACCAGTCGTTTTTGTCGTCACCTTCCATGCTGCGACCCACATTGTCTGAACAATAAATTTCAAGATCGTTATCATTGCCCAGCATGATCACTACTGTGCCATAATCTTTGCCTGATCTTGCACGGAAATCAAAACTGAATATCTCAGCTTCTGCAGGGTCTGGTGCTGGGCGACCGGAACTGTCCAGCATTTCTGGGTCAAAATCTCTGCTGATCAGTAGATCAAATAGTTTGCGAGCGGGTGTAATATCTGCCATGGTCTATTATTTATCGCATTACACTAATGAAGGGCAT